TGAGTTTAAAAAAGAAATACCTGGTATGTTGAGTCAAAGTATGGGATATAACAAGAGAAGTACGGGATACAACCAGATGAGTTATGATGGAGCTTATTAACTATTTTTTTAATATATATACAGGAGCAACTGGTTTTTGTAAAAAGAATATTAATTCTAATAGTCTTTCTACTAGTTTACTAGAAACTATTATGAAACTTTTCTGAAGATACTGTATTTCTCTTTGTTTAAGATTATGTATAAACATAGCCATCTTGATGCAGTATTTTGGATTAACGAAACCTACATTTGTAGTATCAAAAATAAATATAAAATTTTGTTTTTGATTGTACAAATCTATCCAACCAGCTAGGAAACTGTCAAAATCTTCGTTGTTTTCTATTGTATTACTGAATTTTACTCTAACGTAAGGAAATTCATCATAATTATATTCAGCAAACATTATTAGTGACGTACATTATTTTTTTTTCAAAATATACATGCATCTATGTATGTCTTTTGTAAAATCATCTTTTCTTTTAATGTTATATTGTTTTATTAATTTTAAATTATAAAATTTAAACAAAGTTTTCCATTCTTCGTCACTTCTGAACATTCCTCCTGGCTGATGTTCGAAATTTCTTGTATGCCATCTCATATCATAATTTAGTTCTGATAAATCTTCACCTATTATTACATATTTACTTGTAATATTTGCTATTTGATTCAATAAATATAAAGTATTATGAGCAGCATGATGTAATACAAAATTTACGATAACTAGATCAAACTCATTTTTCTTGTAAGGTAGATTTCTTCCATCATAACTTGCACAATAGTCTGCTTTATTGTATCCACCTGTTCCTGTTTGTTGTGATTGATGTAAATCAATACAATAATACTTGTAATTATTTTTATCGCAAAAATCATTAAATTGTTTTCCTCCTATATCTAATATTTTACTTCCCTTTTTTAGTTTTAAGTCTAATATCAATTCTTTTGTTTTTTCTATTCTATCTTTATAATTAACAGAATTAAAAGTTATAATGTTGTTTGGATCTATTTCGTTTGAAAAACTTTCTCTTTTTGATAAATATAAAATAATAAGTAAAACAATTAATAATATTTTTATCATTATTTATTAACAATATTTTTTTTATCCTTTATCAATAAGTGTATATTCTTTATCTTCTATTTCTTCCAAGACAATTACTTTGTCTGGAGGGGTTTGTCCTCTAGACCATTCATACCAACTATATGTATACTTGGCAGCAGCAGCAGTGTTTGATACGACTTGGTATCCTTGTACAGCTGTTTTCACGTACCCATATAAAGCGATTGCTCCAACAGCAGCGCTATAGTATTCCATTAATAGTGACGTACATAAAAAAATGGATATTTAATAAATAATAATGAGTTGTTTAATTTCATTATGTTGTTTTAGAAATGCTGATATGAAAACTCCCTTGTTTAGTCTTAAAGGAACATCTAGACGTGCTAAAATAGTAAAAGTTTATGATGGAGACACAGTACATGCTGTTTTTTATTTTGGTTCAAAATTATATCGTTGGAAATGTCGTCTTACAGGTATAGATACCCCAGAAATAAAAACTAAGTGTCAGGGAGAGTACCAAGCAGCTATTATGGCTAGAGATAAACTAAGGGAATTAGTATTGAACAAATTAGTAACAATTAAATGTGACAAATTTGATAAATACGGTAGATTATTAATAACGATTCATAAATCTGGTGTTAATATCAATAAATTTATGGTACGTCAAAATTACGCTTATGAATATGATGGAGGGACTAAAAAGAAATTTGAATTAAATATTTAACATTTTTTACCACTTACGAAATAATATATTAAATAAGCAGGAGCAACTAAAAGTCTTAAAAATACTTCCCTAGTTTGTTTAGTTATATCTGAAGTATTCTTTGTACATTTTAAAGCAATTTTTAATGCATAATATATAATTATTAAATCAATAATAATAATTACAACTTTAAAAAGAATGTCTTCTGTTTCCACATATTTTTCTTTGTCACCAGAAAATTTTTCTTGTTTTCCAAACAGATAACTTAAATACATAATACTTTAACAAAATATTTTTATTTTTTCCTTTTTCTATACTTTGCAGTTTTCTTTGCTATTTTTTTAGGTTGACGTACGAATTGTTTTCCCTTTTTAATACCTTTTCTCTTAGCAGCAGTTGTTCTTTTGTATTCCTTTTTAGTCAAAGCTTCTCTTGCTTTCCTAGGTAGATAACGCTCTCCTGTAGCTTTTTTACCTTGTATACTATTTTTACCTGAACGAGTTCCCCAATCTTCTTTAGTCCATTTATGAAGATCTGTTTTTTTACGAGTATTACCTTTATACTTTCCTCCCTTTTTCTTGTATTCTTGAACAGCCAATTGAGCTTTTCTTGCACTCCATTGTCCTGGTTTACCTCCTTTATTACTTTTATGATACTTTTGTTGAATACGTCTCCATAGCTTTTCATTAGTCCTTATGGCTACTTTTTTACCAAAACTCATTTTTCTTTTACAATACTGTTTTTGTGAAAATCCTTTAGGACGTTTACAATTTATAGAACGTTTATATTTCAGTGACCATTTTCTTTTTTTTCCATAACTACTTGGTGTAGGTTTTTTATTTAAACCTAGTAAACTCAATAAAATTGAAATTCCTAGTAATCCCATTTTATTAAATACCAACATTTTATTTTTTTCTTTTTCTAATTTTCTTACGTCTTTTTATTTTTTTTTTTCTAATTTTCTTACGTCTTTTTCCAAAACCTTCTCGTGAGAAATTTTCTTGAACTTTATTGAATTCTTTTAAACCTTCAAGAGCTTCCGTTTCATCTTCTACAGTTTTTGTATTTTCAGAACCATCTGGACTATCACTACTATTGTGTTGAGTATAGTAATACGTACCGTCCTGATACAAATGGTAATCTCCATTAATTAAATCATCTTCTACCCAGTCTCCTTTATAAAGTATTCTAGAATCTTCCCCTACAAATTTTGTTTCTACTCCTTTTCCGTGTTTCTTATTTTTTTTGAATTCTCCTATATATTTTCTACCTGAAGACCAATTCATAATTCCCTTTCCTTCTTTATATTGATTGTTCCAATCTCCTTCATACTTTATCCATTTAAAACCGCAATTATAATACATACCTACTCCTTTTCCATGTTTCATACTATCTTTCCATTCTCCGTCGTAAATCAACTTTCGTGTTTTTCCTCCTTGTTCCCATGTCTCTATACATTTACCTTTTCCATGTTTCTTTCCCTGCAACCATTCTCCTGCATACTCATCTCCACTCCAACATTTATAAATTCCTTGTCCATTTTTCTTATCATCTTTCCATTGTCCTTCATACACACTTCCACTTTCATACTTCATTTTCCCTTTCCCATGTTTCTTACCATCTTTCCATTCACCTTCATAAACATCCCGCAAATCTCTATGTTCAATCTTTCCTTTTCCATGTTTCTTACCATCTTTAAATTGTCCATCATAATTATATTTTTTTGTACTTTCTGATCCTTCTCCATGCGGATTATTATCTTTCCATTGTCCATCATAACTATAGTCTTTCCACTCAATATTATATAATCCTTCTCCGTTCTTCATATCATTTTTCCATTGTCCTTCATAAACATATTCTTCGTTATCCTCGTCCATGAATGTCTGTGTTCCGTCTCCATGTCGTTTATCTTCTTTCCAATTACCCTTATATGCACAAAATCTTAATTTTGGCCAGCTGGTCTTATAACCGTAAGGAAACATAGCTGAAATGGATTCTCCACGAGCAACCATTATACCGTTTCCGTGTTTTTTATTATTTACCCATTGTCCTTCATAAACATCACCATTAGTATAAGTCATTTCTCCTTGTCCGTGTTTTTTATTATTTACCCATTGTCCTTCATAAACATCACCATTAGTATAAGTCATTTTTCCTTGTCCGTGTTTTTTTCCATCTTTCATTTGACCAATATAAATATCTCCATCACGGTATCGAAACGTTATATTTTCTGTATTAGCATCACCTGTTCCAGATGTTCCGAATCTTCTTTTTCTCCTTTTGTCTTTCTTACTTTTATTCGATAAATATTTAAAATATTTATTATCTATTATTCTTACTCTATAGTCTGAAGAACCTGTAACAGCGTATTTACCATCTTTAAAATAATTATTGAAATTTTTATTGTTTTTATTGAATTTAACAATTTTAAAATCACCTCCTGATAAACTTAAAAAATTTTCTTCAACAAAACAATAAACTGATAGATTTTTTTTACTATATTTTAATAGTAACCAATCTTTCCAAGTTAATTCTTTGTAAACTTTTTTAGGTGCATTCTGAAACAAAGGTTCTTTTGGAGGTTTTCCGTAACCATCCCAATCTCCATGTGGAGAACTTGGTAATTTTGAATTCAAATTAAGTATTAATTTATTATTCAATCCTTTATTTTTTCCATCAATAAACATGTAAGATGGTATTTTTTCTTTTTCTATTTTTTTTATTTGTTTTTCAAACTGCTTTAAATAATTTTTTCTTTCTTTATTTTCAGAATTAAAGAATGTTTTGAAAATACCACCAAATTTTCTTTTCTTTTTAACTTTCTTCTTATTTTTCTTTTTGACTTTACGTTTACACTGTGCTTTTAGAACTTTAACACTTTTGTACACCCTCTTTTTACCACGTTTGATAGTTAAACGCACTCCGAGTTTTTTACACATCGCTTTCAATACTTTTCCGGGTTTACTCATTAGTAGTATACCAAGAAAATTATTTCTTTGATTTCTTTTTCTTACGTCTTTTTATTTTTTTCTTTTTCTAATTTTCTTACGTCTTTTCTTTTTACCGAAACGACTTCCACTATCAATTAGACCATGAAAAGGATTTCTTTTATTAAATCTTACAGGAAACTGTGTATTATGGTCATATATAGCTCCTTTTAAATTAATCCCTTTTAAATTAACACCTAGTAAATTAGCACCTCGTAAATTAGATTTTTTTAAAGTAGTTTTTCGTAACTTAATACTCGGTAAATATCTACCTGTTAATGTATCCATAATTACACCACTATTTTGTAAATTAGTGTGTCCTAAATTAGCCCCTTGTAAATCAGCCCTTCGTAAATCAGCCCCTTGTAAATCAGCCCTTCGTAAATCAGCATCTTGTAAATTAGCCCTTTCTAAATCAGCCCCTATAAGACTAGTACTGTATAAATTAGCCTCTCGTAAATCAGCCCTTTGTAAATTAGCATGGTCTAAATTAGCCCTTGTTAAATTAGCCCCTCGTAAATCAGTCCTGCTTAAATTAGCCCTTTCTAAATCAGCCCCTCGTAAATTAGCCCTTCTTAAATTAGCCCCGTTTAAATTAGCCCCTTTTAAATTAACATTTCTTAAATCAGCCCCTCCTAAATAAGTATATGCTTGATTAGTCCTTTCTAAATTAATAAAAGGAGCTACAACACGCTGATCCATTAGTCTCATTCTATGTATTCTTTCTGAATTAGCGAACGGAGTACTTAATACTGGGCGTTGTCTTATTGATTGGTTTATTTCTCTAGGGAGAGTATTATGACTCAACATCAACATTTTTTCATCCAATTCATCTGGTACCCCTAATATTTTAAATAATTCTTTTGTTGTGTCACGTGATTCCAAAGCTCCTTGAGTTCCAAATCTTCTCTTTCTTTTAACTTTCTTTTTCTTTTTAACTTTCTTATTTTTCTTTTTATTAGCACACTGCGCTTTGAGAACTTTAACACTTTTGTATACCCTCTTGTTACCCCGTTTTACAGTCAAACGCACTCCGAGTTTTTTACACATCGCTTTCAATACTTTTCCGGGTTTACTCATTAATAGTATACCAAGAAAATTATTTTTATGATATAATACATCTATGCATAAAACTATTAGTATCTATCATACTTCTTTCTTGTAGATGAAACTCCCTAGGGAATTTAGTTTTTCCGTATTCTTTTCCATCAATTGTAACAGGTTTTGTATTGTATTTAGCCCCTAGTAAATTAGCCCATTTAAAACTAGTCTCTCTTAAATCAGCACCTTGTAAATCAGACTTTATTAAAAAAGACTCTTGTAAATTAGCCCCTCGTAAATTAGCCCCTTTTAAATCAGCGTTGTGTAACTCAACACTGTATAAATCAGCCCCTCGTAAATTAGCCCCTTGTAAATCAGTATTGTGTAACTTAGCTAATATTAAATTAGCCCCTCGTAAATTAGCCCCTTGTAAATTAGCCCCTTGTAAATTAGCCCCTTCAAGATCAGCCCCTTGTAAATTAGCCCCTCGTAAATTAGCCTCTTCTAAATTAGTCCATTGTAAATCAGTCCCTTGTAAATTAATAAAAGGAGCTACAACACGCTGTTCCTGTTGTAGCATTTGTGTTATTCTTTGTAAATTCTGGTGGGGAGTTTTTAATCTAAAATGTTTTAATTCTCTTTTTCTTGATGCCTTATAAACTGGTCTTCTTATTTCTTCAGGGTATCCCTTTTTTTTTAATTCAGAATAACTAGCATGTTCAGATAATTTCATTGCTGCTAGGTCTTTTAAAGAAAGAACTCCAAACTTTCTTTTTCTTCCAAACTTTCTTCTTCTTTTAACTTTCTTTTTCTTTTTATTAGCACACTGTCTCTTAAGGACTTTAATGCTTTTGTACACCCTCTTTTTACCTCGCTTGACTGTCAAACTCACTCCGAGTTTTTTGCACATGTTTCTCAATGATTTTCCGGGTTTACTCATTAATAGTATACCAAGAAAATTATTTTTTCATAATACAAACTTTACTTCCTTCAACCGCTAGTCTATCCGCTTGAGCATTTCCTAATGAGTGCTCATCTTCTCCGTCAGTGTGTGCTTTAACATAGTGTAAAGTAACATTAGGATATCTTTTACAGTTTTCCCAACCTTTTTTAACAAGTTCAAGATTTTTTATAGGACCTCCTTTTTTTGTCCAACCTTTCTTTTCCCAACTACCTGCCCATTTTGTGAAACAATTTATGGTATAGTTGCTATCTGTATAAATTTTAACACGCTCACCTTTTGATATTTCCTCGTTCAATAATTTATAAGTCTCTAGTATAGCTGTCATTTCTGCTCTATTATTAGTAGGTTTATCTAGATAGGGTAATGAAACATTCCTAGAATCACCTCTTCCAAAATAAATACCTATTCCAGCAACTGCTCCTTGTCTTCCATTCTTAAGACAACTTCCGTCAGTATAAACTTTAATAACTTTGTTAAAATTAACGGAAAATTCAGCTTCTTCTAAAGAAGTAAAAGATTTTACAGTAACATTCTTTTGAGAAAGTATGTGAGGTTCACATTCTTTCCAAGAAGAACAAATAATTGTTTCATTGTTAGCTTTAATTGTATAATATATCATACGTCTTATGAATTTATTTTTTTAAACTCATTTAAAAATTATGATTCATATTATTTATAAAATGAGTTCTGATAGAATTAAACGAGAATGGTGTGCTTTACAAAAAGAACCCGTTGCATATTGTTCAGCGGGACCTGCTGAAGATGATTTGAGACATTGGAAAGGAACTATTGTTGGACCAGAGAGTAGTCCTTATGAAGGAGGACTCTTCAAATTAAATATTCGTTTTCCTCATGATTATCCTTTTCAACCTCCAAAAATAAATTTTGAAACCAAAATATTTCATCCAAATATTAGTACGTCAGGTGATATATGTCTTGATGTACTGAAAGACCAATGGAGTCCAGCTTTAACTATTTCTAAGATTTTGCTTTCAATTTGCAGTCTTTTAACTGATCCCAATCCAGACGATCCTCTAGTTCCAGAAATTGCTAAAATGTTTAAAGACAACCCTATACAGTATGAAGTTTTAGCAAGGTCATGGACAGAAAAATATGCGTTCAATTAATTTTAATGAGAAAAAAAACTTAAAAAAAAATGATCCTAATAATTAGGAAATGGACGATCTTGGAAAATCTTTTGATGAATATACAGAAAAATATGAAATGTGTTCCGAAACAGAACTAATAGAAGAATTAAATACTCTTTATTTAAAATTTGTACCTAGAGATGCTGGTATGGCTCTTGGTAATTTCTTATCAGAAGGTTTCCAAACGCTTGGAATAGAAAATTTAGAAGACTTTAAACTCAAAGATTTAGAATATCATTATAAAAAAGCATTATACGAAGTTACTACTGCTCATCTTTGTTTTGCTAAGAACAATATGTTAGATAACGAAGATGAACAAAGTATGGACAATAAAATAAAATTTAACAAAATATTTGAAATAATTTACTACCTTGAACAAAGTATTAGAAGTCTAATGCGTATTAAAATAGCCACCGAACCAAGTTACGATAGTTTTATGAATAATGATATTGGTCTATTCCGTTTCGCTCCGATAGATCACACAAAAAATTCACCATTTCAAAATTTAATATTATACTTATTAAATATATTACAAGAAAAAGGTCTACGAAGACAAGAAGACAAATGTATGAAAAGAGTTTTTACTGAAGAAGGTTATGATACACATGCGTGGGAAGTTGCCTTTGACATTAAAAAATTTATTTACGATGTAACACAAAAAGATGTTAATTACCAACAATGGCATAATCTAACAAGTGGAGATAATGCTAAAAAAGCTAGTACTTATCTTACAGAATGTGTAGATGCTCAATTTAGAGATGTAGTTAAAGACCGTCATGTGTTTAGTTTTAAAAATGGAATTTATGTTACTAATCATAATATAGGTACAGAAAAAGAACCTATATACGAAGATAGATGGTACCCTCATATTCCAAAAGAAGAAAATAAACTATCGAGTTTAGATTTAGTTTCAGATGTAACTAGTTGCAAGTTTTTTGATCTTGAATTTAATAATTTTGAAGAAATTAAAGATTGGTACAACATACCTACTCCTAATTTTCAAAAAATTTTAGACTACCAAGAATTTTCAGAAGATGTTTGTAGGTGGATGTACATTTTAGCAGGAAGAATGCTTTTTGAAGTTAACGAATTAGATACATGGCAAATTATGGGATTTTTAAAGGGAAGGGCTAAGAGTGGTAAAAGTACTATAATAAACGAAATTATAAAGAAGGTTTATCATACACTAGATGTAGGTGTACTTTCTAATAACTGTGAAAAGAAGTTTGGTTTAGCTGCTCTAAAAAACAAATTTATTTTCGTAGCTCCTGAAATTAAACAAAATTTTGGTTTAGAACAGTGTGATTTTCAGACTATGATTTCTGGAGAATCTACATCTGTCCCTGAGAAGTACAAAACAGCTACTGCTTATGATTGGAGTGTTCCTGGGATTATGGCAGGAAATAGAACCCCCGAATATGAGGATAACCAAGGTAGTATTTCCAGGCGTTTAATTGTTTTCATTTTCAAAAAAGCAGTTGAAAAAGGTGATACACAATTACCTAAAAAACTAAGTGCAGAGATGGCTTATATTATTAAGAAATGTACTTCGGCTTATTTGGAAGCTGTTAAAAAGTTTGGAAAAGAAGATATTTGGTGTATTCTTCCAAAATACTTTAAGGATACTAAAAAAGATATCGCTGAGAATACTAATGCTTTACAACATTTCTTTGAATCTGGTAAGTTAGAATTCAATCCTGAGAAATGGTCTTTCATGACTACTTTTAAGTCACAGTTTAATCAACATTGCGTTGAGAACAATCTTGGATAACAAAAGTGGTGTAATGATTTCTACCAGTGTCACTTCGATAGTAGAAAACTAACCGTACACAGAGGAATGAAGAGAAAAGATACTTATTCTGGAAGAAATAAAACAGGTACTTGGATTCAAGGGGTTGAAATAGTACAAGACCTTTTCAATGATGATGATGATTAAATAATTATAATTAAAATATTTGTAATTAATATTATGAGCTCACAAAATGAAATTTTAAAAATGACTAAAGACCAAGTAAACCAATATTTAATTAAAAATTGGAACGATTATTCTAAGGTAAAAAATGCTTTAGAACATCCTGAAATTGATATTAATTATAGATATACTTTAACTCGAACTGATAAGGTTAGACCAGCATTTAAACCAAATAATAGAACACCTATTATCCATTTACTTGAAAATATTTTTAAAAATGTATTTGTTGGTCTTTTAAAACATGGTGGTGTTGATGACGATGAATTAAATAATCATTTAGAAATACTTAAGTTAATGGTAAAAGATTCAGAGCCTTGGGATTTTACCAGACCATACAGATATAACCACAGATATATAAATGATCATGAACAAGAGTTATTG